TCGTTTGCTCTATGGCTGCGACCACCAGCGCGGTCAGCGTGCGCAGCGTCTCCCTTGCGGTGTGATACTGCTGCTGGCCTCCGATGTTGGCCTTCTCGTCCGGCACGTGGATGTTGACGTTGGATGTCCCGGTCTGGGGCATATTGGTGTCGAGGGCTATGGTGTTGACCACAATGTCCGCCGTGGTGCTGTTGAGTGGTCTGTCGCCAGCCGGGTAGATGCGTCCTCCCACGGCTGCGTTTACGGCGGTGTCGCCTGCCAGCAGTCGGTAGATGATGTCGTCTGTTTCGATTGGTGTGTGTCTCATTGCTCCTTGGTGTTTTGCGGTCTTCAAATCCATAGGCGGCAGTGCAGCCTGCCCTTGTCGAACTTGGCGCACGTCCCGGCGATGCGGATTTTGCCGCTGCGTCGCCACGCCTCGAGGTTGGCTCCGAGGTCTGCAATTTCGGCAGCGGTCAGCGTTTCGTCCGCCACAGCGACCTCCGTCCCCTCGTTCACTCTCGCTGTGCCTTTCGGCAGCTGTATGAGAGCGGTGAAGAGGAGGGCGTGTCCGTCTGTGGTTGTGATGGTGCTGCCTTTGCCGTTGGTCTCCTCCCTGCAGGCTCCCACAAGGCTCCACGACGGCTCCGCCTGTACCCAGCTGCCGTTGGCGTTGCGGGTGGCTTCGGGTGTGGTGAGCGCGTAGAGCGCGTGCGGGTATTGCGGGTTGAGAGGGTTCATTGCTTACCAGATGTTTGAGCGGTTCTTGAGGCGCGGCTTGCCGACGGGCGTGATGCCCAGCTCGTCGCAGGTGGCGTTGTACCAAATCTTCAAGGCCTCAATGTTCCAAGAGACGGAGTAGCCTCCCTCGCTGATGTTGGCCAGCGGGATGAGGGTTGCGAATTCCGCGCAGAGTGCGCGTTTGGCCACTTGAGGGTCTGCGGCTTCTTCCGGGTTGGGGATTAGTTTCTGCTGGTTTGTCAGCAGCACTTCGATGTCGCTCTCTGTGGCGTTGAAACGTGCGGCTACGGATGTTATGTACTCTCGGTATGTCATTGTGGCTGTCTGTCTTTTGTTTTGGAGTTCCGGGCTGGGCGAATGCGAAAGACCCAGCCCTTTGCTCCTTCAATGGAATAAAACCAGAACGTTCGTTGTGTTGTTAAGCGTCGAAGCTCCAGCTGCTGTGGGTGCTGTCGAGCAGGTAGCAGTTCGGGGCGGTCGTCCAAGCGGGGAAGGCGTTTGCGATACCCATAGTGACCTCCTTCAGCGGGTTGGTCTCTGCATATTTCTTGATGCAGGTGTAGCCGTGGAGGGTCTTGAGGCTCGGCTCGGCGACAACGTCGAGGTCGGCGGGCTTCATCCAGTAGGTGGTGCCGAGCTGCTTGCTCTCGGAGAACATCACCACGTCGTCCTCGAAGGGGTTGGCGGTGGCGCGGCTGCCGTCCGGGAGTTCGATGGTGATGTCTTGGTCGAGCACCACAATCTGGAGGCCGCGGAGGTAGGGCAGGTTGAGCAGGGCTGCGTTGACCTGCTCGAGGCTCGGTATCTGGGCGATGTTGAGGGCGTTCTGTGCGAAGCTGGCGCAGGTCTTGATGACCTCCTCGATCTGGGTGAACTTCACGAAGGTGGAGAGGTTCATAAAGGCGTAGCGCAGGTGGTCGCCGTTGGCCTTGCCGCGCTCGACCATCTTGCGGAAGTCGACGCTGATGGGCTTTGCGCTGCTGGTAGCCCAGCTTGCGCTGGAGCCGTCGTAGCCGACCTTGTGGCTTGCGGGGATTTCGTAGTCCACGTCGAACTCGGAGACGACGCTGCCGTTGTTGGTGTTGTTGAGGGTGATTTTGCCTCGGGAGATCTGGCGGAGAGCCATCCACTCGATGCGGCTGGCGGTTCCGTTCCAGCAGAACTCGGTGTCCTCTGCCCACGCGTCGATGAGGGCTTTCTGGTCGGCGTTGTTTCCGGCCATAGCGAGCATAATCTTGTACTGATTCAGCTCGTTCTCGTCCTTGTAACGCATAATGGCGGTTTTGGGGATGTCGCCCATAATGAGGGCGACTGCCTCGCGGGTCTTTGCGTCGACGCTCGCGCCGCGTGCCACGATGTCAGCGGCTACGCGCAGACCAGTCCGGGTGGAGAGGGTCTTGAACGTGAGGTCGTAGGTTTCCTTGAGGGGGAAGAACTCCGGGTGGTAGAACTCCTTGAGGTCGTAACTTTTGACCATGGCCTCCATGTTCTTCTGGTTGAGGCCGCGCATAAGGGTCTGTATCATAGTTGTGTTCCTCCTTGTTTAATGGGTTAGACGGTGATGATGCCTTTGAGTTCGGTCTTGATGACGTTGCCCAGCGGCATTTCGAGGGCGGCCTCCTTGACGACGGCGATCAGCCAAGCGTTGGCGAAGAGGTTTTCCCCGGCCTTGATGTCGTAGCCTTCGCCTGTGAGGGCTACGGGCTGGTACTTGAATGCGCCAGCACTTGCGCCAGTGGTGTTGCCCTGCATAATGACTGCGCCTGCGGAAAGTGCCACGCCGAGGGTGGTTCCGATGACGATGTCGTCATAGGCTGCATTGTCGCTGTTGGTCGTGATGGAGGAGATGGCGTAGCATTTCCCGCCTTTCACGGCGAAGATGTTGTCACCGACTTTGAAGTTGTGACCCTTCTTGACGGTGAGGGTGGTGGCGGTGTTGCCAGCGTCGGCGGCAAGCACGGCGGTCTTGACGACGTGGTAGAGGCCGTTGTTGTCCTTGCCCACGGGGGTTCCCTCGGGGAGGGTGGCCTGCACGAGGTCAGCGGTGCTGATGTTCACACCACCAGCGATGTCGGCCAGCTTGTGCGTGAAGCAGCGGACGACTCTGCTGTTGTTTTTCTGCTTGATAGAAAACATAGTTGTTGTGGTTCTTGGTTCGTAAATCGGTTATTTGACAATCCGGCGGCAGCCTGCGGCTTTCGTCAGATTTTCTTGCCGGAGAGAGGGCTTTCGCCCTTGTCGGCGTTCTGTCTGTCGGCGATGTAGGATTCCACCTCTGGGGAGACTTTGTCGCCCGTGTCGGGCTTTCCGAAGAGTGGGTTTCCTGCAATGTCGGCGAGACCTTGGTCGGCGAGTTCCTGCACGCAGGAGTCGATGTCGGCCTTGGTTGTCTCGAGGTAGGTATTGAAGGCTGCGTCGTCTTCAAATTTCTGTGCCTCGAAGCCCACCATAATTGCCTTCTTGAAGGCTGCGTTCACGTTCTTGTCCTTGAACAGGGCTTCGACCTGCTCCTTGCGGGTGGCCGTGGTCGCCGCTCCCTTGAGTGCGTCGACCTGCTCTGCGTAGGGCTTGATGGCTTCTGCGATGGCCGCTTTCAGCTGGTCGGCGGTGATGCCGCCTGCCGGAGGTTCGGGAGCCGGTGGGGTCGGTGGGGTTGGCTTGCCCTTCTCCACGAAGTCGTACTTGTTGCGGAGGTTGGTTTCCGCAGTCTGCGTGGCTTTCGTGATCTCGCTGTCAGCGTCTGTGCGCCAGCCTTTGATGAACTGCTTGACTCCGTCTTCGGTCAGTTCGTTGACGGCAGTCTTTGCCTTCTCGTCGTCCTCGCCTGCTGTCATAACGATGTGGAGAGCCAGCAGTTTGAGTCCGTCCTTGCGCTCGCCTTTGAACTTCTGTTCAAGTAGAGCTTGAATTTCTGCAATTGTCATTTTGATTGGTGGTTTTTAACGTTGTTGTCGGCGGCAAAGGTACGAATTATTTTTCATTCCAACGATTTAATTTTTTGTTAGTTATGTGTATCTCGTTACGTTAGAATGAAATAATTTTTGCCACGTCCGGAAATTTTTGTATTTTTGCGCCTGTAAATGTGGGCTTCGGCAGGTTGCCGTTGTCCGTTTTGGTATATCTATATGGCAAAGATGACAGACAAAGAAGTAAAGGCTTGGGGAGACTCGATTGGCGTTCCGAATTGCGATAAAAAGCGCAATTTCCTATCTGTGTTACGCTCCTTCTCCTCGGCCGCTTGGGGTGATGTCCGCGAAACTCCGCAGGAGTGGCTTGTGCCGTGCTTGACCTGCAAGCATTCGTATCTGGACACCTCGAATAATGACGATAACTCTGCCCCGGTCTGTCCGATGATGTGTCGCAAATTCCACAAAAGTATTGATGATAAAAACGGCGAGCCGTTCCGTGCCTCTGTCGAGGACGATTGTCGGTTCTATGAGTTAGACGATAGAAAGTTATAATTCTATTTCTGCGTCGATTTCTATCTTCAATTTCCCGCCGCTGTTGAGCCGTCTTGCGCTGTTCACCTTGATTTTTATGTTTCTCGGCAGGATTCCTTCGCTCTCCACGTAGTTCTTGCTGATATAGACGTGCTGTCCTGTCTTTACATGGATTGTCGTTTCCACCGTTCTGCCTGTGAAAACGTTTAACTCCTTGGTGAGCGAGAAGCTCGTATAATCTGTCTTTACAAACGACCTTCCGGCCAATGCTCCGAGCGCGGTTTCCAATGCTCCCCACATCTTCTTTGCCAGTGAGCCGTCGCCAATCGGTCGCCCTGCGGTTCCGAAGCCGTAGTCCTCGATGTTGATTCCATAGAAGGCGAGGAAGCCCGCGTCGTCGTATCGTATGATTATATAATCCTGTTTTGCCTCGTTCATTCCGATGAGGTCGTCGAGTGCCATCCGCAGGGTCTTTTCTTCTGGTGTCAAATGGCGACCTTCTCGGATTTTCCTATTAAACGTCATACTCCAGCCTGTCACGATGTAGCCTCTTGAAGTCCCGTAGCCCCACACCTCGTCTATGTCTGACTTTAGCCCTCTCTGTGTCTGTGAGATTGCAAAGTATTCCACCATCGAGATTGCGGTGTCCGGCTGGTGTCCTTTGTTTATGCATTCGACTGCGGCTTGCATAATCTTGTATCCGGGTGTCCCTGCTCCAACGGACGACAGGTTCCCTCTCTTTATCTGGCTCTCTGTCAATCCTGCAAACTCCGGGAGTTTCGATAAAATCTCCGCGACGGACACCTTCGTGGTTCTGTTCTCTTGGAATACAAATTTTGCCCATTCGCTCTTGTGGGCTTCGAAGAATTGTGTCGGGTCTCCGCTGATAACTGGCATTGCTGACCGTCTCCGTATTTCATCTTCTATCTTCTTTTTGAGCCATTCTGCGTCTATTTGAGCCTTAAATGCTGTACTTTCTGCCGATTTCCAGAACGAGCCGGACTTGGCATTGTTGATTCTCCTTTCTGTCTCCTGTAGTCTGTTGAAAACATCGAAGGCTTTGTCTATATCGTTCTTGAATGATTGAGGGACAGAGTTGAATGCAACAATGGCCGCTGCCAGCGCATTCTCTGCTTCCGTTATGGCATCCTGCAATTGTTTTTCCCTCTTGTGCCATAGCCTCTGCCTCATATTGATTGCCTTGCGGAGTTCTTTCTTGTTCTCTCCCTCTGCGCGGATTTTCTCCATTGCTCCGAGGTCGATGCCAAATTTCGCGGCTATGTTCCGTAGCTCCATTACCTCATTGTCAAAGTCTGTGATGGGCTGTGGCGTGGGTGGTTCCTTGGCCTTGATAGCCTCTGCTGCCAATCTTGCCTGCTCCAGTTCTGCCGTGATACGGGTGTCGAGGCCTTTGGCCACGTTGCCCTGCTGGTAGTTGTCGCGTATGAAGTACGGGGCTGCGTGTCCGGGCTGCTGCCAGCGTTTCTTGTTCTCGTCTACCCATTTGGTGAAGGCTGCGGGCATCTCGGTTGTCTGCTCCTTGGGCTTCCACTCGTCG